CTGGCCATGAATTTGTCGTATTTAGAAAAATCTCCATTGACTGCGTGGGGATGTTTCGAAAGAATCTCAAAGATTTTACCCCAATCAGGTGAGAAGTTGTTAACGCCACCAACGGTCTCTGTCTGTGCAAAGTTCGCAGTATAAATAGCCATAAAGGCTCCAAAAAACTTGCGACACAACAGATAGAAGTTCATTGGTCCCAGAGTGAACAAACGGATCTTCCGCGCTTTGACTTTAGCCTTGTCGCGGGGTTCGTCTTTCAGACAAGTCTTATAGACGATACCGTTTGCTTCGCCCTCGGTAGCGCGCAAAAGCATTTCGTCGAACTGCTTCTGACTCTCCTCATCGAGTTTAAAGTATTTCTTCCCATCTTCCTCGCGGTCAAGCACAAGGTGGTCATATTTCTTGCCACCGTCAGGAAATCCCGCAGAGGTTGTCATGGGCATCGATTTGCCTGCAGTTCCGGGAGTTCCGTTAATGCAAGCATCCAAAGAGAGAATACGATCCTCAGCAAAATCTTTAATGCCTGAGAGTTTGGCGACGTAATCATCAATCGCAAGTGACAACACATCGTAATCAATATTGTCAACTTGTTGACGCATGTCATTGATCGCATTAAGGTCCGGAGAAACCCAATCACCGTTTTCGTCAATTCGTCCGTTAAATGACGGAGGGACGAGGTTAGTGTGGTATTCCTTCGGCATCGAGGACTTAAGCTCCTTGGCATGTCGGGTCTCCCTAACTCGTGACGATTGCTTAAATCTCACTTGTGGGAGACAACCATAGAACTCAAGATTCCCACGATTTTCGGGGTCGAGCCAGTAGGCTTGACTGCGAGTATCGGGCTCCTCGACTAGGTCAATAACGTGTCGCATCTGGGGACTATCCTCGAAGTCTACTCTGCTTGACGGAGTCATAATAGCAGAAACAGACTCAAGACGATCAATTCCTTCAGCAACACTTGCGTACGACAATTGATGAAAACAAGCATTACCACGATTGAAGTCAGTAGCTACAGCAATACCATTAAGATGGTTAGCGGACCCTACCTTAGAAATAAGAGGAGTTCCGCAATGGCCAACGTGCGTATCTCGGAACTTGCCGATGAAAATACGAGGGCTATATTGCGTGCCAGTGACTGCATCTTTGTAGGTAATGAGGTGGTCAAAACCTTCGAAATCGGTCTTTAGAAACTTGTAACTCTTCGGGTGTCGGTACATATTGACAGCCTGAACTCGTTTAAGAGAACCCTCATAGTTAGCTTCTTTGGGGATAAGACCGGAAATGTCTTTGAAAGAGTTTACACTCAACAGCTTGACAAGACCGAGATCCTCTCCCACTCGAGTAACGAGGTTAG